GAACCTGCGCCGGCACCGGTACCGGACCTGGGCAAGACCGTGCGCGAGCCGGTCAAGATCAGTGCACCGGCACCGACGGTGGTCAAGCCGGTGATCACGCCGGCGGCGGCCCCTGCAGCAGTCGACGGCCGGGAGCGTGTGCCGGTCGCTGAACCTGCGCCGGCACCGGTGCTGGACCTGGGCAAGACCGTGCGCGAGCCGGTCAAGGTCAGTGCCCCGGCACCGACGGTGGTCAAGCCGTTGATCACGCCGGCGGCGCCCGAGCCAGTACCCCAGGCACCGGCGGCGGCCCTTGCAGCAGTCGACGGTCGGGAGCGTGTGCCGGTCGCCGAACCTGCGCCGGCACCGGTGCTGGACCTAGGCAAGACCGTGCGCGAGCCGGTCAAGGTCAGTGCCCCGGCACCGACGGTGGTCAAGCCGGTTATCACGCCGGCGGCGCCCGAGCCAGTGCCCCAGGCGCCGGCGGTGGCCCCTGCAGCAGTTGACGGCCGGGAGCGTGTGCCAGTCGCCGAACCTGCGCCGGCACCGGTGCCCGCCCTGGGCACTGCCGTGCGTGACCTGGCCAAGGTCATGCCAGCCGCGCCGGCGCCGCTGCTGGTCAAGCCGATGGTCAAGCTTGCGCAGCAACCGGCGGCCCCTGTGCCGCTGGTGGTGCCTGTGGTGGTCGACAACCGGGAGCGTCTGCCGGTCGCCGAGCGAGCATCGCCTGATGCCAGGCCTGCAGCGCCGGTACCGACTGCGCCGCCTTCCCTCGGGGAGGTGGTGCGGGAAATGGCCAAGGCAACGCCGCCGGCGCCTCGGATGCCCGAGGCCAAACCGGCCAAGGCACCAACGCCGGCCAAGGCACCGGCGCCGAAGGTGGAGCAGTCGTTTACCTTCGCGCCGTCTATCAAGCTCGACGTGCATGGGGATGTGAAAGACCCCGAGCAGGTGGTGCGCGAGCTGGAGCCCTCATTGCGCCGGCTTTGGGAGGCTTTCCAACGTGAGGTTTCCGCGCGTATGTCCTCGGCTCAGTTGTTCGATCAACCACACATCTAAGGAGGGCCTATGCCATACATGGAACTGCTGGAATCGTCCCTGTCGGGATTGGTTTCAGCCGGGGAGGCTGGCCGAAAGGATCTGGACGGCATGTTTGTGCCCTTGAATGGCGCCATTGGCAGCATCACCGGCGCCGCCTCGGAGCTGGAAAACATCCCGTTCGTGCCGCCCGAGGTCGGCGCCAAGCTGGGGCGCGTGGTGCGCAGTATCAGCGTGGCGCAGTCCCGCGTGGGGCAGGTGGCCGAAACCTATGGTCGTGTCGTGTCTGGCGCCGCCCAGGTGCAGGAACGGCTCGGCACGTTCAAGCGGATGGCGTCCAAGGTCACGGCCGAGGCCAGCCGGGTGGCGGGAATGGTCAGCCCTTCGCTGTCCAACATCCTGCCCACCGGCGGGCTGCTGGGCTCGGCCACGCCGCTGCCCGAGGCGGTCGCGCCGTTCCCGCACCTGCTGATCATCCTGCCGCATGACCCGAAGCTGCAGCCGTATTACTTCAACCTTGATACAGCCGCGTTTGACGAGCTGCGGCGGCAGGCGACGTACCGCTGGGCTGGCCAGGAGCGCCTGCGCCGCAGTGTGGCGCAGCAGGCGGTGGGCTTGGGTGAGGAAAAAATCACGCTCAAGGGCGAGATTTTCCCCCACCACAAGGGCGGCATTAAGCAGCTGAATGTGCTGCGCAGCATTGGCCGCAACCTGCAGCCGCTTAACCTGGTCACGGGATATGGCGAGGTCCTGGGTAACTGGTGCCTGGTCAGTGTCGAGGAAGAGCAAAGCCACCTGCTGGCAGGCGGCATCCCCCGAAAACAAGGCTTCACCCTGGAGTTTGTGAGCTATGGCAACGACCTGCAGAACGTCTGACGGGGATCTGCTGGATGTGATCTGCCAGCACCATTACGGGCACCTCAACGGCACCGTCGAGGCGGTGCTAGAGGCCAACGCGGATCTGGCCAGGGAGGCGCAGCCGTACCGCGCCGGCCTGCTGATCCGTTTGCCCGATCTGTCGGCGCCGGCGGTCGAGCTGCTGCAGCTGTTCGGCTAACCCGCGTTACGCGTAACGAAGCCCCGCCCTGTGCGGGGTTTCTTGTTTCTGGAGCAAGCATGAAACCCACGTTTCAAATCGTCGCGGATGGCAAGGACATTACCGCCTTGATCAATGACCGCCTGTTGCTGCTGCGCATATCGGACAAGCCCGGCATGGAGTCGGACGAGTTCGAGCTGCGCATTGACGACCGTGCCCAAGCGGTTGCACTGCCGGCGCGCGGGGGCCGGGTGGAGGTGTTCCTGGGCTATGAGGGCCAGCCGATCACGCGCATGGGCGCCTTTACGGTGGACGAGGTGCAGGTATCTGGCCCGCCGGACGAACTGACCATACGCGGCAAGGCCAGCGACATGCGCGGCAGCGGTAAGACCGTTCGCAGCGGTAGCTGGGAAAACGTGCCGCTGTCGCAGATCGTCACCGAGGTGGCCAAGCGCAACGGCTGGGAGCCGGTGTGCCCGGTGACAACCAAGGTCGAGCGCGTCGACCAGCGCAACGAGTCGGACTTTAACTTTGTTACGCGCCTGGCTCGGCAGTACGACAGCACCGCCAAGGTAGCCGAGGGCAAGCTGCTGGTCATGCCACGGCAGGGCGGCAAGGCCACAACCGGCAAGTCGCTGCTGGTCGTCACCATCAACAAGACGGACGTTGCCCGGTACCAGTTCCGCCTCGGGGATCGCAGCACGCAAAAGGCTGTGAAGACCCAGCATCAGGACCAGAAAACCGGCGCCTTGAAGGTGGTGCAGCTGGACAACGGCGAGTCGCCCGATGGTCTGCCCTCGGTCCACACCGACCGCCATATCTACCCCAACAAGACCGCCGCCGAGCAGGCCGCCAAGGCGCGGCTGGCCGCGTTCAACCGCAGCACCGCCGCCGTGCGCTTGGAAATGACCGGGCGTACTGACCTGTTTGCCGAATGCTCGATCAACGCGCAGGGCTTCAAGGTCGGCCTTGATGGCGAGTACCTGGTGGACTCCGTCGAGCAGGTGTTTACCCAATCCGGGTGGACGACGACGGTGGAGTGCAACGGCGGCAAAAAGGGCAAGGCCAAGGCCTCGGGCAAGAAAAAGAAAGAAGACAAGCCGCTCAGGGTTGAGCAGCTGTAACCCCACGGCCGCGCGCGGCTATCACTGGAGCAAACAATGGCACTAACCATTCAACAACTGCAGCAGATCCTCCCGAACGCCGGCCCTAAAGCCGGCGTTTTTGTACCCGTCCTCAATGCCGCCATGGGTAAGTTCGGCATCGTCACCCCGGCGCGGCAGGCGGCGTTTATCGCGCAGATCGGCCATGAGTCCGGCCAGCTGCGTTATGTGCGCGAGCTGGGCAACGACAAGTACCTGGTCAAGTACGACACCGGCAAGCTCGCTGCGCGCCTGGGCAACACGCCGGCGGCCGACGGCGACGGGCAGAAGTATCGCGGCCGGGGTCTTATCCAGATCACCGGCCTGGACAATTACCGGCGCTGTGGCGAGGCGCTGGGCCTCGACCTGGTCAAACACCCCGAGCTGCTGGAGCTGCCGCAGCATGCGGCCGCCTCGGCCGCTTGGTTCTGGCAGCAGAAGGGCCTGAACACGCTGGCGGATCGAGGCGACTTTGAGACCATCACACGCCGGATCAATGGCGGCCTGAACGGCCAAGCCGAGCGCCTGGTGCTGTGGGGGCAGGCGCGCAAGGTGCTGGGCGTATGACCGACCTTAATCCGCGCCTGGCGCTGCTGATTCTCTTGTTGGGTCTTGTATCCCATTGGGTTACCTACCAGCACGGCCGGTCGGTAGAGCGGGCCGTTGCTGGCCAAGCATCTGCCCAGCGAGACAGCGGTGATCGTCTGGCTGAAGTAATCGGCGAGCGAGATGCACGCCAAGAAGAACAACGACGCGCCACGGCGCAGGAGGAGGCGAGAGCCCATGCCCAAGAAGAACAAACGATTGCTGATACTGGCGCTGCTGACGCCGATGCTGCTGGCCAGCGGCTGCGCAGTGACGCCACCGAACTCGTCGCCGCCGTCAGTAGCCCCGGCAAGGATTCCGCCGCTGTCGCCAGAGGCCAGGCAGCCACCCGCGCCGCCATGGTGCTATCCGACTTGCTCGACCGGTCTGTCGCAACGAATCGAGAGCTGGCGCAAGCTTATGACCGCGCCCGAATAGCTGGCCTGGCTTGCGAGGCATCCTATAATGCGTTGATCAAGTCATCGGGGTAGGGCCGTGGACAAACGGACGTTTATCGGGATGGTCGAGGCCGGGGAGCCGCTGATCCAGCAGGCTGTGGATGCATTCCGCTCCTTCCACGAGGCCCAGGATTGTGGCGCACCCCCAGAAGAGGTTGAGCGACTCCGCCTGCTTGCCGAATCTCTGTTCCAGGCGGTCTCCGACTACCAGTTCCGGGTCATAGCCAAGGCTCGTGGAAAGCATATGCCACCACTGCACTGACCCGCTGATCGGCAATTCCCCGCACCGGGATCCGCCTATACGATACTGTGTTTTTGTACAGTGTCGGTGACCTATGTATTTCCTCCTCGTCCGCCGCCGCGTGAATGGCGTGGCCATCCCCACCAGTCAGCTCGGGAAGATCACTCCGATCCGGGCAGACATCCACATCGGCGGCCATCACAGTGAGCCGCTGGGCCGAGTCGCGACCCAGGCCTGGGTGTTCAACCCGACCCCAGGGCCGGACGTTATACCCCGGCTGCATGACGCCAGGGTCAACGGCATGGCCCAGCTCGGCATGAACATCAATGGCATCGAGGAGATCGACGGCGTGATGTACGCGCAGTCGTGGTGGTGCAGGGCGGAATGATGGCCGGGATACCGCGCGCTTGGCTCGATGAGCTGAATGACCAATGTGCCCTCGCCACCGACCCAGATGGCCGGGCCGCCGTCCTCAGCGAGATGGCCATGGCCGCCCACCGGCGCGGGGAAGTGGACGCCGACCAACTGTGCGAGATGCTGGAGTTTGCCGAGGCGGCGCGGCTCTACAGTCTGAACGAGCACGAGGACATGTACGCCTGCGGCCTGTTCGGCTACCACGAGCCACTGCCGGAATGGGGCATCAAGGTGATCAAAGGGGTAGGGAATGTTGCGCCCACGCTGGATTAGGCGGGCTACTCGGCAGGACGCCGGAGGAGGAGCATGGTGTCTAAAACCGCTCGAAAGCCTCTCGGTTTTACTGGTCGAAAGTCGCCGAAACTAGCCGATCTGTATTAGACAGAAGCGATGCACAGGCCGCTTGTGATGCGGCCTGAGGATCGATTCTCACACTACTGCAGCATCACTGGAATGTGCTGGATGGACGTACAGCTAGCTCGTACCAATTTTTGTACCAATGGCTGTGTTTTGGAGGGGGATGGAGTGTCGCGGGGAGGGCTGAAGGGCCCGTAAATACGGGCTTTCTCCGCTTTGCGATACTCTTCAAAACGCGAAAAACATGTCTGGAGTATGGCTGATTTGCTGTCGAATGCCTTATGACTAAAGGGCGCAAGGTGAAGGAAATTTAATCCTGCGCCGCGTGAAGGGCGCATCAGGATGCGATGAGGTAAGCCGCTACGCCCTTGGCCAAGCGCCAAGATTTCCAGATTGCAAGATGATCGAACAATCGGCTGTAGTTACCCGCCAGCCCTGCAACCGCGAGGTATACAAACCACTTTCGCAGCATTCTGGAGAACTTTCTTTTAATGAGTCGCAACAATCGGCACACCTTGAAAAATGGCCCTGTCGCAAAAAACGAAAAAGCCCAACTGAGTGTTGGGCTTCAGCGTCACTCCTCAACACCAGCAGGAATGACAGGATCGGGCAAATTTACGGCACGGCGACATGACACTGCAAGCCCTTTCGAGTGCTTATTGCCTGCAGCTTCACCGGGGACTGATCCGCTGCTGCCACTAGCGTTAAGGCAGCGTGATACCGCGCATCAATCTGTGCGCAAGATCGGGAACTGCGCCGCTGGATTGCGTGATTCGGCGTTCATCAATGCGCACGCAGTCGCGGCCTCGGACTTGTTGATAAAGCCGCGCTTGAGCCGCTGTTTCTCTTGGTTGTCGTAGATATCGAAGCCGCCCGAAGTTGTAGCGGCATAGAACCGGTTGCCAATGCAGAAGGACTCGCCTTCCACCGGCACAGCAGGAACGATAACGAATCTTGGTTGCATGTTTCGCGCCTCCCCAGGCAGATAGCTAATTATTAGTCTGAGAGCGGGGAGGCAACAATATGACTCATCGAGACTAATCAATGGCGTGGCGT